CAGCAGGAGATGGTGGCATTCTCAACCTCTCCACGACTGCTGGCGCATCGGATTCAGCATTCCTCATCAAGAATCCTACGGCATTCAAGGTCAGCACCGCTAACAAGCAAACGTTCTTCAAGTTTGCAGGCACCGTGTCCCGCACTGACGGGGCCTTTTATTGTGGTCTCACGTCCACGGCAGTGGCCGAGGCCAGCATCGTCAACGGCATCGTGCTGTACAAGGCAGCGGCGGGCACCACGTTTGTGCTCGATGTGATTGCGGCCTCCACTCACACCAGCGTGGCATTGCCTGCCTCATGCGTTATCGCCGCCTCCACCTACATTGAGTTGGGCATTGCTGTTGACGCCCTCGGTAATGTTGCGGCCTTCTGGAACCCGACCACTGGCAACAACCAGATCAATGGTGGTGTTGTTGGCTCGACCGCTCCGCGTGGTGCCGTGGCCCTCCTGCAAGTCCCCACGCTGCCCACGGTCACATTGTCTCCGATTGTCAGCTACACCAACGGTTCGGCAAATGCCGTCACGGTCGGCGTGGACTACCTCGTTGCCTCGACCGAACGCTAAGGAGTTGTCATGGCTAACGTTCTGACAACGCAAACGATTGTCGACGGGCCGCGCAATCTTGTGGTGAAGGTCACTGGTACGCTGGACACCTCTGACCTTGCATTGACAACGATTGTCACCCCGTCGTCAACGTTTCGAGCCCCGCCTTTGGTGCAGTTGATGCACATCGACTACTCGATGACGGACCAGTTGGAGATTCAGCTTCAGTGGAAGGGCACGCCCAACACCCCGCTGATGCCTCTGGCTGGCCGCGGCCGCATGAGCTTCGTGGACTTTGGCGGATTGCCTGACAACGCCACCAGCCCTACTGGTGACATTCAAATGCTGACTACCGGTTGGGCCTCGGGTATCCAGGTTTTCACTCTTGTGTTGGAGATGGTCAAGATTGGCCTGACAAATGCAGGAGTACGATAATCATGGGTACGCGGGTAACGGCAGTTGGACGCGCTACCGGCATTACAAACGTTCGCACAGACCTATGGAATGTGGGCGGGACTTATATTTTTCCTCCTGCCCCTACCCAAATGTCTGTCGTATCGACAAGCGCGAATGATTCTGCTGCTGGTACTGGCGTCAGGATGATTATTATTCTGTATCTTGATGATCAGTACAATCAGCAGTTAACGCAGGTCACTCTAAATGGTACGACTCCTGTACTGACAACGCCCACCAATATCCTGAGAATCAACAAGGTGTTCTCAGCTTCTGTAGGTAGCGGGGGGTCGGCGGCTGGTAACATCACCGTAACCAATGGGGGAAACACCTACGCTAGGATCGATGCCACATACACAGCATCCAGACAAGCCATAGGCACTGTGCCCGCCAATATGTTTGGGTATATCACTGGTTGTGTGTTCAGCGGATGCTCTACAACGGTGGGGGAATTCATCGAATTCGATTTGCGAGTTTCCGCTCTTGCTAACACCCTACTCCCAGGCATTTTTGTGACCGTGGCTACATACGGCATAAGCAACGGAGCACTGGAGCAAACATTCGACCCCCCACAACTAGTCCCTGCAACAGCTGATGTGAAAATAACCTGCGCCAGAACAACTGGATCAGGCATGGTGACGGCTGCGGGGAGCTATAGTGGGTTCCTCACAGGGACACTTATCACTTAATAGGATGCCATCATGCACAAAAAGATTGCCACCCCAACGGCCAAAAGACAGCCAAAGCCAGCGTCCTCAAAGCTCACGGTCAAGGCCGGAGCCAAAAAGATGGCTGAGTTGATGACCCGCAAAGTCTCCCACACGCAGTCCATGCGAGAGCAAAAGCAGAAGAAAGCAAAGTATCGGTAACCGGAGAGTCTTGCCATGCCTACCTACAGCGGCACTTACACATTTGGAATGACAGCGCTGCAGATAGTGCAGGCGGCGCTGAGGCTGACGGGAGCCTTTGACGAGTATGAAACGGTGCCCACCACGGATCAAAACAATGTCTTGCAGGCATTGGAAATCTTGGTGAAGGAGATGGCACAGGATGGCTTGCCCTTGTGGTGCGTGAAGGATGTTTCATTCCCTACGGTGATAGGGCAAGCCACCTACAATCTGTCGACCATCACGGGCACGACACTCCCGCTGCGGATTCTTGACCAGTACATTGTGGATCAAGCCGGGAATAGCGTCACCCTCATTATGACGTCGCGATATGATTGGGACACGCTTGGGCAGAAGTTTCAGCCTGGCATCCCCAATCAAGTCTGGTACGATCCGCAGTTGAATTCGGGCACCCTCACCCTGTACGATGTGCCGATTGACGCCACGCACACTATCCACGTTGTGGTGCAATTGCAGATGATGGATGTAGGCTCGTTGACGAACAACGTTTACTTCCCGCAGGAAGCTTACCGGATGCTCAAGTGGTGTCTGGCCGATGAAATCTGCCTCGAATACCGCACCCCCGCCGACGAGCGCAAAGAAATCAACGACAAGGCCACTGGTTATCGTGACAAGTTCTTCAACGCAGAGTTCGGTCAAGAGCAGACCAGCGTGTTTTTCACCCCCAGCGAACGTCAGAGGATGTAACCATGGCTGACATGACAAAATCCGGCATGGGGGATTTGGAAATCACCTGGGCGCATGACATTGAGACGCGGGATGGGAAGCTGACCTCCGACGCTCAAATGGTCAATGCAATGGTTGAGAAAGACAGCCAGGGAGTTTGCATTGTCAAACGGCCAGGGACATTTTATTACAATCCTGGTGGTCCCGTGGGGGTGGCACAGGGCAGCCTTTTCATCAGTGGGGGTCTCTGGTGGATCGTGAATGACAAGCTGTACGAAAATGGGAACCCCTTCGTTTCCATCACACTGCCTGGGCTGACTGTCTCTGATCAGAACTACTTTTCCGTCAGTGACTTTCCCTTCGGAACCTCTTATCTACACAACGGGGTTCAGATGTGGAAGATCGTGGGGACGACGCCCACGTTGATTTCTGGCAACCCTACACCGATGGCCCCAGGCATGGCAGAGCTTGACGGTGTTATCTATGTAATGGACACCCTAGGGAAAGTCTATGGCAGCGCCTTGAATGATGGCACGACATGGCCTGCGCTAGATTTTATTCAGGCTGATTACTGGTTAGGGCAAGGCCGGGGACTTATTCGCCACCTCAACTACATCATTGCCTATTACACCCGGGGGATTCAGGTTTACTATGATGCCAATGCAGCCCCCAATGGGTCTGGGATTGCGCTGGCACCGGTTCTTTCAGCTTCCTACACCACGGGATGCCCGAGAGGCAATACGCTTCAAGAATTGGCAGATGTGACCTATTTCGTGGCAATTGACAGTGAATATGGCCCATCAGTAAAGGCCATGCAGGGTCTGCAACTCACCAAGGTCAGCACCCCCTACGTGGACAAGATCCTGCAGGAAACCAACCTGGAAGTACTCTTCTCAGCGTCTTTTCGTGTGGCAGGGCATCAATTTTACCTCCTGCAAAGCGCAGTTCCTGCCTACACGTTGGTTTACGATACTGAAATGCAGATCTGGTCAACGTGGAAAACAAGAGCCAACACCGGATTGGCAAACTTCGCCGGGCTGTACGGGGCCACGGATGGCACACAACAGTTTCTTCAAGACACCACCTCCGGTTTGGTGATGGTTGTGTCTCCTGACACGTACACTGATGCGAATGGCACGATTCCTGTCTCCTGCACCACACCGAATTATGAGTGGGGGAATCTCAATTACAAGCGTTTCTCCTACATGCAACAAATTGCCGCTACCACGACCACCAGCATTAACATAAGCTTCACAGATGACGATTACCAGACATTCAGCACCCCTCGGGCCATCAGCCTCCAGTATCCTCGCAAGCAGCTCCGGAATTGCGGTGCGAGCCGTTCGAGAGCTTGGATGATGACACACGAAGACAACACCCCGTTGAGGCTGTATGCTGTTAAGATTGCTGCAACGGTGCTGTCACGGTAAAAAGCATTTATTTGTAGAAATTAATCTACTTTAATTCCTATGGAAAATTCCATGAAAATTGCAATTGAGCCTTTTACCCTCGACCTCGCAGCAGAAATCACCCCCCTTGGTCAAGAGTGTTGGGATGAATGCTCAGAGATCAAGCAAGACACCTGTGCCTACCATGGCCAACGAGGGTTGCCGATTGACCCACACAATGAACGTTATCTTGAAATGCAGGCTGGCGGTTTCCTCGTTGCGTTGACATTGCGGGATGCCGAGGGGGTTTTGCAGGGCTATGCCCTGCTCATCACCTACCACAGTCTGCACCTTCGAAAAGAATTGTGTGGAAATGTGGACACTTTCTATGTTCGCCCAGCCCATCGCCAGTGCATGCCACGGTTCATGTCGAGCATTGAAGAAGAATTCCGCTCCCGTGGCGTCAGTGTCGTAGGCTGGCCTGTCACCCGCACGGGGCTGCTCTTCAAAATCCTCGAAAAGCGTGGCTATATCGCAGATGATGTGGTCATGGAACTCAAGCTCAAAGACCTTCCGAAGGGGGAGTAATCATGTGCGTAATCGCCGGAGCAGTTGGGGCAAGTGTGGCCGGAGCAGCAACATCGTCAATTCTTGGTGGGGGCGGTGGCGGCGGAGGCTCGCAACAAGCTGCAAGTGCTGCCGATCCTTTTGCTGGTCAACGCCCGCAGTATCAAACCATGCTGGCCAACCTCATCAACAACCCCTCTTCGGTGACAAGCACACCGGGGTATCAGTTCCAAATGGATCAGGCTCTGAAGGGTGTGGAAGGGTCGGCGGCAGCGCAGGGCATGCTCAATAGTGGCAATGTGCTGTCCGCTCTCACCACGCAGGCCGGTAACGAGGCCTCCACACAATACTACAACCAAGCAGAGCTTTTGGCCCAATTGGCTGGTGCGAACATCGGCTCCCCTGGTACGGCAGGTCAGATTCTGCAAAAGCAAGACCTTATTAATCAGCAGAGTGCCAGCGCTCTTGGCAACCAAGTGGGAGGGATTGTGAATCAGGGTATTCAAGGATTTGGAAACAGTAACACTTTCCAGAATTGGCTCAACCCCGCCAGCGGCTCTTTTAGCGGTGGTGACTTCTCCGGCGCTTTTGCTGATACCTCCACGGGCTATTCTGGTGGTGGTAACGTTTACGGCTTCAGTGTCTAAAAGGAGCCCATCATGGCAGGCTTTTTGACAAACCTCGGACTGGCCGCCGGGCGAAACATCATCACAGGCCAAGAGCTTCAAGAGAAGCAAGAAGACATTGACCTGAAGAAGCAGCAAATCGCGATGGGCCAAATCGCCATTGCCAATGCCCAACGCCAACAGCAAACCCAGCAAGCTGTGGGGTCGTTCTTGTCGTCCGAAGCGGCCAAGGATGCAAGCAACGTTACGGACCCGGTGAAGGCTGCGGGGATGCTGGAGAGAGGCGCACAGGTTGCTCTACAGGGTGGTGATTTTGTCACCGCAAACACGATGGGGGAATTGGCGAAGGGCAAGCTTCAGGAGGCCAAGGAACAAGCCGCAGCCGTCGCTCAACAACAGCAAGTGAAGAAAGAAGCATTGGCGAATGCTGCGGATGACTATGCCGCCAACCCCACACCCGAGGGGTACAAGGATCTGGCACGCAAGGCTATTGATGCGGGTCAAAAACCGACCGAAATCCCTATGCCGGGCACACCGCAGTTTGCTTCGTGGCTCAACAATCAGAAGCTGGCGTCGAAAGATGCTTCGCAAAAAGCTGACTTTGTTCAAAAAGCCTATGAGATGGATCAGAATCGGCAGGAAAAACAGCGTGAATATGACCAGACACAGAAACGTATCTTGCAAGAGCATCGTGACAATGTGATGCTTCGCGAAGCTATGATCCAAGCCAAAGCCGAAAAGGCTCCTAGTCATATAGAAACAGCTACTGGCATATACGAGTATAATCCTGACCAGTCAATCAAGGGCACCAGAGACTTGGCCGATCCTGCATATGTAAAGATTGGAGCGTCGAAACAAGGTCAAAATGCTAGCAATGTGTCACAAGCTGTCGTGGCATCGAGCCGGGAAGCGCTTCGCGGTCTGCGTATCATCGGGGCAATGGACACGGGTCAAACCACAGGCCCGTTCACCGGCATCAACGATGGCACACTTGTTCACCAACTCACTAATACCGGCACTAATGTCCTCACCCCAGAGGATATGCAAGATTACAATGTTGCGACCAAAGGGCTTGGTTTGGAAATCTCTCGTGCTATGACACTAGGGGCAGGCCGGGGGGCGAATCAAGCCACCATCAACGAGATGCAAGACATTGTTACAGCGCATGCCGGAACACCAAAGGCAGTGGCTGTATTCAAATATGCCAATGCCATTGATATCATCCGTAACCGCCTAGAGTCCACTGGCACTCTTCCGAACCCGGAACAAGAGGCAATGCGGCAAGAGGCGTTGAAGCAAATGCAAAAAGTGCCGTTGCCTGAAGATGTGTTGAAGGCCACAAAGGATGCCAAGCTTCGCCGTCAGATGCTTACGACGGGGGGTTCCATGGCTGATACGGCTGAGAAGATGCAAGTAGAATCGCAGTCCGGAGGTGTTGGTTTGCCCGGCTCAGGCACTGGCAATGCTCCCGCCGACTTGCCACCTCTCCCAGCTGGTGGTGGTCTGCCCCCCGGCGTAACAGTGAGGATTCATTAACATGCCCGACTTCACATTTGACCTGCCGGACGGTCGTTCTGGGACTGTTACAGCTCCGGAAGGAACCACGCCGGAGCAGGCATATGGCTATTTGCAGCAGCAGATGAAGATGCAGTCTCAGTCTCCCCAAGAAAAGCCTGTGCCCGCAACGGCCCCTGCCAAACCCGCAACGGCCTCCGATCGTGCCAAAGACGCCATTGCAGGCCTTCGCCAAGCCAACCCCTTGAACCGTCTCGATGCCAATGACAAACCAGTGCCTCCCCCCACTATTTCTAGTGCTGCCAAGTCTATTGCAAGTAGCACAGCATTCGGCGGCATTGCAGGGGCATTGTCGCCTGAAATTGTCACAGGCCTTGGCATGGCAGCGAGCTTTCTTCCCGTGGTGGGGGAGGCTGTCGGACCAGCGCTTGTCGAAACAGGTGCTGCCATGCGAGGGGCACGCCTTGCCGAAGCCGGAATCGGCGCCGCCAGCGGTCTCACCTCCGAAGCGGCTGGTCAGGCTACAGAAGCTCTTGGAGGCTCGCGAACGCAGGCAGACATTGCCCGTGTGGCTGGAGGCATGCTCACCCCAAGTGCAGGCACAGTGGCTGGATTCGTGGGGAAGCCTGTAAAGCTGGCGTGGGACTTCGCACAGAAGGCGTTGGGAGCATCACCGGATATCGCAAAGGCCGTGATGACCGCCAGGGAGAACCTGGCGAAACTGGCTGAAGCCGGGCAACCCCAAACGGCCATGCATGCGATGCTTCAGAAGGGTGTGGAGGCTGACAGGCAGGCAGCGGATAAGGCTGCGGATGCCGTGTTGGCCGATGCACATCAACGGGCGGCGGCTATTGCCCGGTCGGATGCCGGGGCCGCCACGCGGATCATTGACGATGCCCGGACCCATGCCGAGTCCATCCGTGCCGACGCCGCCAAACGGGCCGCAGCCTTAGACAAAGCTTCTAATGGTAAGTTGGCAACGGCCAATCGTGTGTTGGCGCAGGCGGCCCCGGAACTGGCAAAAGTCGGCCAAGTCTCGGAATTGTCTGACATTGGCAACACCTTGCGCCAAGCCGCCACGGCAAAGCAAGGAGCGGAGATTCAGGCCCGAAATGAAGCTTACCAAGCCACAGTCGCTGAGCGTGATGCTGCAGTCAAAGCAAAGGAAACGGCAGGTCAGGACATTGGCCAGACTGCTGCGATGGCTAGCCTCAAGAAAGAGCTGACAGGAAAACTAGTTGGCGAGGGTGGATTTGCCAAGACAACCGACGCGGGGGTGAGGCGTGTGTATCAGCAAGTCTACGATGCGGTGAACCCCCAAAAGCAAAAGCTGTCTTTTGAGGCTGTGGATCAGGTGCGCAGGCGGCTTGGGGATGTGATTGCGGGGAATCCGACTCCCGAGGGGTATGAGGCGATTGGGAAGCAGGCTGCTCAGAAGATGTACGCACAGATTTCGAAAGCCCAAGAGGAGTTTGCTGGCCCTGTGCAGCGCACATTGCAATCAGAGTATGCCGAGGCGTCTGGTGGGCTCACCAAATTCGGTTCCAAGGCCGGAAAGAAGCTCACAGCTGTTGATCGGATCGACCCCGAGAGGTTTGCAGGCGATCCCAAGGCATTGCCCAAGGCATTCTTTAACAGTCAACAGTCAATTCGAGATGCCAAAGAGTTGACAGGCAACCCTCAATTGGTCGAGAGGCAGGCTGCAGACTACACTGCCCGGTCGATGCAGGGGCAGTCTGCGGCACAAGCCAAGAAGTGGGTCCGCGACAACCAAGACTGGATGAGGGAGGTGCCTGGGCTGACGGCTAGGGCCAATGCCTATGCCAACAAGCTGGAGCAAATCGAGCGTGTGAACAACAAACTCACCGCGAGAGCCACCACCAAGGCCAAAGAAGCCGAGCAGACTCGGATCGCGGGCACTGCGGCGGCGGAGGCTGAGCGTCAGGCTGGCATCCAGCGGGCGTCGAAGGCAGCGGAGGGTGCTGCTGCGACACAACAACGACTAGCTGACGAAGGTTCCAAGGCCGCTATCGCGGCGAGGGAAGAGAAGTTTGCACCGGCAAAGGGCCTGGAAACCATCCTCAAGGGTGGGGAGAGCCCTGAGGCCGTTCGGAGTCTTCTGTTGAATGGCAAGCCAGAGCAAACTAGGCTGGCAGCACGGTATCTGGCAGGGCAACCCGGAGGCAAGGAGGTGCTGGAACAGAGCGTGCGGCAGACAATGCGCAATATGACGGAGGGGAATTTGCGGCAGCAGTGGACGGAGCGGATTCGGCCGATGCTTGCGGAGGGGAAGATGATCCCGCCGGAGAGACTGAAGGCACTGGAGAGTGACGTTAACCGTCTCTTGGCCGCATACAAGGGGAAAGACAAGCTCTCCCTCATCCAGCGTCATATTGCGGCGGCGATTGGCACGGCTGCGGGGCCGAATACCAATTATTGATAGGAATTAATGTAGATTAATTCCTACAAATATGTCTATAGGCGGGGGCTATGAGGGCAATAGGCAAAATCTATTAGCCATCCCGGCCCCCGCCCCCTACAATGTAATCGTTGCAAGTGTGAATCGGCCTACTACCGATGGGGCCTAGCTAGCCCCGCATCACACTGTTTAGAGGAACACGCAACACGTGCTCGGCTGCAAGAGCACAGCCCACCACCAAGGC